TAAACCACAAAATTCTGTCTCAGAGGTGCCATTTGCCCCCCCCAGTTTACTAATTGTTACCATAATTTCCTCCTTCTTATTCATCAAATTTATTTATTAATCCAGCAAACTTTAAGGCCCCATCGTTACCAGCATCAAATCTAATGCTTGTGTCTGTAATCAATTTTCCATCATCTCCTAAATAATACCAACTGCCATTATCATAAAGCATTCCTTTATGCATAGCCCCAGTATCATCCAAATAGTACCAGTTACCCTCATATTTATACCATGTGTCAGTTAAACAGGCACCGGCCCCATCAAAATAATACCAATTATCTTTATAGAAAAGCCACTGATTAGAAATCATTCCTCCATCACAAGCCAAATAATACCATCTTCCATTCTCATAAAACCAATCGTCATGAATCATTAGGCCATCACCAGCTAAAATATACCATCTGTCTTTATCCCTTACCCATGCATTTTTCAGCATAACTCCATTCTGAAAATATACATATCCATCCTTAACCTTTTTCCATCCCTGTAAACCTTCTTCTGCCTGATAATTAATATCCTTTATCTGGAAAGCGTTTACCCATGGGGTAGAAGTCCTGTTGCTTCGGATGGTGCCATAGTTAATACCCTTGGCTTCTATGACCTTGTTAGAACTCTCTATAATTCCGATATGACCGTTTTTCCATACCGCCCAACCAAACTTACTATCAGTCACTTCGGAGGGCTTTATCTTGTTTGTACCAGTCTGTTCATAGTTACTGGAACCACGAATGATACCCGTATACCAGGAAATCAACCCAGAACAATCAACCGCATACTCACCAACCCATTTTAAAAGCTGGTTTATATAGGACTGTGTATAAATGTTTGGATACATTCTGGCCCAGGAGTATATTTTTGTTTTAGTAAGTATCTCTCCCTTTGCCCCATATGCATAATGAGTACCAATTTTAGACTGTGCAAATTCCACCAGTCCTTTTGCTGTTTTTAAATCTGCCATAATAATCTTCCTTTCTTTTTAACTGAACCAAATACGATTTATAATTCCTTTATAGGCACTAGTATTTTCTTTATAAAAAAACATAAACGCAAACCATTTAGTTGCATTTATTCCTGATATATCAAAACTAAATACATAAGTTGATGGTTTTGTTGAATTTATAAATGCATCTCTCGTATTTAAATCACTCCCATAATGAAATACTACAGACTTATAAATTGTAGATAAAGGAATAGACGTATTTGGAGGATTTACTTCAATATTAATTGAATTATAAGGAGTTAAATTATAACTTCTTCCACTACATAAAGGGCCAGCAGTTCCATTTCTATCTGATGTAGTTATCATTTGAGCAGTTTCAAATTTAACAGAGCCTAGTACAGAATATCTATATGCCACCTTAAAACTGAAATTAGCTATATTATTTCCTTTGTAATATAAATCTGTAACACTAGGAACGAAGCCCTCAAATTCTCCTGTAACCTTTTTTCCATATAAAGTATATGTTGCTCCTTTTTTTCAAAATAGAAGCAGATGGTAAAGCAAATGCAGGAATAGTAAAATTCCCATCAATATATTTCTGATTGGTGGGAATTGTTACTACAGATGTATTAGGTGTTATATTAGAACCCTTCATAGTAGTAACAGATTGAGTTACCTTACCTTCGCCAGAATGATAACCTTCTGGGATAGTATAACTTCCATTTATAGGTAAACTATAATTCTGTGTACCACAATTAGGCATAGTTCCTTCAATTGGTTCATCATCAGAGTTAACCGTTATAGCTGTGTACCCTGTTAAAAGCTGATTGTTAGTTGCTGTGACCTCAGAAGATAAGCCCCCCACTAGGGAAGCGGTTTAATACACTCATTTTTTTATTTCCCTCTTTTCCTTTTATTCATATTATATAAATATGTAAAAAGAGAAGGTTTTATCCTCCCCTTTTTTTAGTTATCAATCGTTACGTTCATCTTCCTTGCCTGTACCTGGGCCAGTAGTCACGTAATTCTTTTCTGTGTTAAGAGCAGTGGGCTTTATATCCTCACGCATAGTAACTGAATCATCATGTCTCTGTTCCGGTGTCCTCTTGTCACTGTGTCCTTTTAAAACTGCCATTATAAATTCCTCTCTTTCTTTTATTTTTTGTAACCTGTTCTTCCCCAGATTTCTTTTAGGAGTTCCCAGCCATCCATGGATACTAAGGCAACCACAAAGGCCGCAATCATGCATCCAAAAATCATCCTTCTTCCAGGACTGCTATAACCTCGGCCTTCTCGTCCTCCGTCAGGTTCCTATACCCTTCCAGTACTTCTGCTGGCTCCTCCCCTTGGCCCTTGCGGATGCGCAGGGCCCGGATGATGATGTTACGCTGTATGTTGGATAACATTACACTGCACCCCCTATCATGTCGGCCAGGGCCAGCGTCAGTTCCTGGCTCTCCTGCCTAAGCCGCCTGTTCTCTGCCTGCAACTGCGCCAGCTGTTGCTCCTGTGTCGGAAGCCATGGTCTTGCCGTACCATCCGGCGCGTAAAACGTCTCGTCCACGTACGTGTCCCCCTCCTCGCAGGGGCAATATAGGCAGTCCACTGCATAGGCATCGTCACCATAGACACACCTGGCTACCCGGTTGGCATCCTCATAACTGTAGGCCACACCTACCGCCATGACCTTGTCTCCGTATATCTGTGCATACACCTCTTGTGCTACCATCTAAAGTCCTCCTAATATAATCTTAATAATATGATTCCTGAACCGCCGCTACCCCCCTGGCTCTCATTCGTCCCATAGGCGTACATCCCACCGCCACCTCCACCTCCACCGGTATTGGCAGAACCGTTAGAGCCATTAGAAGATAGATTCCCACCTTTGCCACCGCCCCCGGAACCGCCCGGTCCGCCGGAACCATTTTTCCCAGCACCGCCGCCTCCTCCGCCTGCATACAGGGTCCCGGATGGTTCCTCGAATGCCCGGGTCGTGCTCCCCTGCCCGGAGCCTACGTACAAACCCCCTCCTCCATCTCTTCCGTCGGAACCACCGGCGTACCCATCCCCGGATGAATTTCCACGGCCGCCACCAGAACCACCATCACTGCCTGAACTGCTTTTTTGGATTCCTTTCCCCCCACCTGCGGAAATCAAGGTGGTCCCGTTCCGGACAATCGTGGAGGGGTTCCCATTGACCGAGGAAGTGGCGCCTGGCCCGACCGTACAGGCCAATGTCTGCCCTGGGGTTATGGCAATCCCCTTGACGGTCTTCGTATATCCTCCCCCACCACCACCTCCTCCGGTCTTGTTACTATAATCGGAAGATGAGCCGAGGCCTCCCCCACCCACTGCGAATGCATCCATCCTGCTGAATCCCGCCGGTATGGTGTATGTCTGTGTACCCTTGATGGTCACGGTCAATTGTGTGGATGTCTTGACCGTGGCATTGATTACGGCTCCTGTCATCTCCCCCGCACTGCATGTCACATAAGGGTATATGCTCAGATAATACGTTGTGTTGAGTGCCGGCAGGTCCAGATACGCCTGTGACTGCCCCTCCGATGCGGTGTTGCTACCCGCCCCTTTATATATCTGGGTGCCGCCGGTCTTTCCCGGGTATCCGCTGGTACTGTAGCGGATATATACGCCGCTGTATGGTTTTCCAATCGCCGCCTTTGGATTCTGCCATTTTGCCAGCACCCTCCGGCCAGAATAGGCGGCTACGCTAAAAGACAGTATACTATTTACTGTCATAGTACCTGTAAGTTTCTGTTTAGGATTTGTATTATAAAATGTTTCACCTTGTAAAACATGATTAACAGCCGCATTTCCAGTTAATTCCAATGTACCAGTTTGTTCTTCATCAGAACCACTACCTAAAAATTTATAACCCTTCATTACTTCTCCTGGGGTGGCTGTCAATTCATCCGTAGGCGCACCACCAGAAGCAAAGTTATTCATTATAGCCATACTTAATTGTTTCCTTTCTTTAAATTTTTATACACTTTTATTTTTAACCCAAAATTATTACCTGGATAGGTAAATCAATTGTAGGTTTATTCTTAAACGCTGTTAAAGTAACCTGATTATTCGCTTGTGCTGTACACTGAATAATACATTTCATAGCCATTTTAAGTTGGTCTAAATTAACAGTAGAAGCTAAACCTACTTCAATATTATTTGTAGTAGTAACACCAGCTATACTAATTATTTGTGTAAATGGTGCCGCTGTTCCTGTCCATCCTGCTACAGTGGCAGTAGCAGTAGCCCCTATGGATTTAGGGGCCGCTCCTTCTACTACATCAACATTGGTTTTAGGATGAAGCTGGTCATACCCAGTATCATTTTTTACGTTCATTTCAATGTTCATCTGAGCCATTTTTACCACTCCTTTCAATTATTTTAATATTTATATCAATCACGTATAATTATTCTTCATATACGTGTCTACATCAGCAGAATATGTCAAGCCTATTTGTGTAGGCGCAATATAAGAAGAAACACTCATTTGTGTGGAGGGTAAAAAGCTATTCAATTGAGATAATTCAATAGCAGATTCATTTCCTTCATTAAAATCTTCTATGGTTTCACTTACAGAATAATCATTTCCATTGTTATATGGAATAAATAATACTGTAGTAGGGTGTGCATCCATATACTCATTTGGGTCAGCATCAGCAGGAATCCTAAAACTTAAATATTTGTAATTTGTTTCATTTCCTGCAAAATTAGAAAAAATTCCTACTTCATCTTTTTCCCACGTACTTTCAACCCATCTAAATTTATCGCTATAAGCACCTTGTATTTTTTCAGGAATCACCATACTATAATAAGCACTTCCAAGAGGTCTTATTTCTTTAGAATTTGTCATTATATTATATGTGTCATAATCAATCGTTCCATCTAACACAACTTTCTTTATTTTGTGAATTACTTCCCATTGTCCATCACCATAATGAAAATAATCTTGTGCATAGTTATCTATCTTATAAAGTTGAGATGATAACATAGCTTTTGCACAAGTGGGAATGCCAGAAAATTGAACCCAATCATTAACTGTTGGTGGAGTATCATTTTTCCAAAGCATAGGTTTTATTGTTCCTGGCACAATAGTAGCCCCATTACTTAAATGATAACCAATTATTATTTTTAAATTTTCATTTGATTTAAAAGTATTTATTATTTCTTTTGAAATTTTTCTTGTGTAATTAGTATTTGTATTAATTTCAAAAACATTTGTAGTACTATAACCAATTTTCCAGTAAAAATATGGAAAAACATCTCCATTGGTCATTGAATAAGTCCCTAAATTTTTTTCGATATATTCAATAAATTTTATCGCATTTTCTCTACTGTATACATAATATCCACCAAAACTTGCTGTAACTGTACCACTTCCTGTTATAGTAAAACTACCATCCCCATTATTGGTTACTGTTACTCCACTTTCACTTTTAGTAGGAATCTTACTAGCATCAAACAAATTTAATCCAGATGTAGTTACTTCCATTACACCTTTTCCTTTTTCTGCATAATCTACATATTCTGTAATAAAATTATTATCTTCCATAAACATCAAATTAGTATAAGTACAGGATTCTCCTGCATTAGTTACTCCCAATCTAAACGTAATAAACTCTGTATCTGCATTAGTAGTCATTCTTAATACCCCTATAGTATTATCTATAGAAACTGAAGAAGCACTAAGGCCGTTACGAAATATATATACTTTTCCTATATCTCCTATAGCATCCCACGTAAGAATATATCCCTTATTAGGCTTTACAGGAATTTTATAAACTTTATCATTTGCATCAAAAGTAGTATAACAATCCTCTTCTGTAGCTGTTAAAGTTATATATCTAAGAGAAAAATCCCATATTGCTGTTCCTCTTGTTACTCCTTTAGAACTATTTAAAACAATAATATCATGCCACTCTTTAAAACTCAATAAATTAGGTGTCCAACCTACTCCTTTAATATCCTGTGGAAATTCTGGATTAGGAGAAGGTTTGCCGCCAGTGTAGGGTTCCCAGGGCTTGGGCGTGGAACCTGCATGGAGCATGGGCCTGAAGACCAGGGGACCGGATGCATTGTTGCCTATGGTTATGGCAAGGGAAAGGGTCTGTCCGTCCTTAACTGTCAACGTGTCACCGTCACCGATATCATATGCATATGCATAACTGGTACCATCGGACGTATTTATATACCCCTTGATTACGTAGGTCGACTTATCGCCACCGTCTGGACAGCCTGAAATATAATAATCCCCGGATGGGACGGAAAGTCTATCGCTAAGATAGAAAGTGGCATTACCACCTGTAGCAGTTCCGGTAGCAAGTATGGCGCCATCTGGATTTGGGGTGAACGTTACTCCATTGGAGGTACGGGCCGACAATGATGGTATATCCAGCATCTGTGCCCCGGTCGTGGAAAACTGCTCTATATTACCATAAGCTTCTACTGATTCTATAAGTGCTGTTTCACTATCATTTACTGTTAATGAAATATTATTTACATCTGATACTGTAACTGTTTTATTTGGATATACTTTATTTACTTGCCACCATTGACCACCTACTACTAAAGCATCTGGATTAGGTTCTATAGCAGATACAATAATTTTCGCTCTAGGAATCTTCATAAATATTTCCCAATCTTCTGGATTAGTGTCAGGTTGGGAATTATTATTTCTTGTCTTAGCTACATATAAAATATTATCATAAGTGACTACATCTTTTACAGAATAAGTAATTTTGTAATCCCATTTATATTTTAATGTGGTATCAATAGCTGTAGCCCCTATTTCTCCCTTTAATCCAATCAGAAGCCAATAATCTGTATTAGTAGGAAGAATACCTGCCGTAGTTGCCTTTAAACACATGTATATTTCTTGATTATATACTACAAAGTTATAAGGAACATATGTGGCTGTTGCACTAAATTCCTTTTTGTTAATAAAATTATTTATCATAAGCTGAAACTGCTGTTCATCTTCTGATAATACAACCTCTACAGAATTATAATAAAGATTCTGTAAATAAGTTAAAGAAGTATTTATCATATTAAACACTTCTGGTCTTACTGTTTCTGAATCAATATCAGCATTATCTGTAATAAGAGCCAATGCCTGAGAATAATATCCTTCTCTAAAATACTGCATAAACTGCTGTCTTAAGCTTTCGTTCTTTAAGGCTAAATCCTGCCATTTAATAAGGTCAAAACCTGTACCTTCTCCAAAATAAAGATAGGGTATTAAAGTTTTGTTAAAGTTTGTTTCTTTTATAGATATACTTCTATAAATTCCTACCTCTAAATAAAATGTACTATTTAGCATATCACTTGTAACATTAAAAGTTTCTTTATTAAAAGCTGGATTAAAAAGTTCTTGAAAAGTAGATGAAGTATCTTTATAATACCAAACTCTCATATTAGGAGTACTATTTACCATAGAATTTTTATCAAAAGTAGAAAAAGTATAAACTCCTGCCCCATTCTTAAAAAAATCAAGACTTTGTGCATGAGTTAATTTTAAGTTCTGTATGGTATAATTGGCTGTAATACCTGATGTTTCTGTACCAGATAAAGTAAAACTTCCGTCATTATTATTGGTAAAAGTAATACCATTTCTAGTAGCAGAAGTAAATCCATCGTACCATTTATAATTAAAAAGATTCTCCATCTTTTATATACCCTCCCCATCAGTCAAAATGCGGAACCATAAGTCTCCTGCCTCCTGTAAAGCTGGGTAAGAACTCGTAATAGGGATTACACGGGGTCTAATCGTACCTATGTTAGACCAATACTCTGAACCCTCAAAAGGGGCCTGATTCTGATTCTCTTTGGTCGCACCCCATACATAGTTACCATAAGTTACTACATTTTGTACAGAATAATGAACCGTAGAATCCCATGCATAAAGGAATGACATTCCTACTCCTGGGTCTCCCTTTTCACCACGAATAGAAAGATTTCTCCAATAAGCGGCATTAGTAGGGTCTGCTCCTACAGGTGGATTTTCAGTAGCAATATATACATATTCTACACCATTATAAGTAAAAGTTACAAAATTATTCTTAACATAGGTAGTAACAGGGCTGTAAACTCCTTTATAGTTAAACAGATTAATAATATTCTGCCATTCACTCTGCTTAACATCAATGTAAGGAAATACATCTGTTTTAAAAAAGTTCTCCAATGCAACTGTAGTGTCTACCAAAGTATTTAATTTAGTAGCATCAATAATTTTCTGATTACCATTCTGTATTTGTCCAAATATATTCTCTGCTTCTTCCATATTTCCTGACTGTACCGCAAGCTGATATTTTTGAATCAGTGAAGCATCAGTAGGAGTAATATTCAAGAAAGTTACAAAACTTTGAATAGTATTTGGAAACGTTGTATTAGAAAGTGATGGATATAATACACTCATTTCTTACCTCCTTAAAAAGATTCATATTGCGGATAATAAGATATCATACTGATATTCTGAACACCAGTTTCTTGCAAATCCGCTGAAAAGCTTTTAATAATATATTGTTTTGGCGTATTAGTATCCTTTACTGTATACGAAACAACTATATTTACATCCAGCCACCAAATAGGAACACATGTTAAATTAACTCCATCATTCATTCTTGTACGCAAAAATAATTCATATTTTGCTCTTTGACGGGCTAATTCGTTAGTATAAATATTGTCATATTCTCCACCCTGTAAAGGAATAGCAATTTCTCCTATTGTACTTCCTATATAGAAAGGACTTTCTGGGTTTTCATCTTTAGCTTCTCCATATATTTGCTGATATCCTAAAAATATAAATTTCTGATTTTGATATCTTGCAACATAGTATTGATTAGCTCTATCTAATGCCGCTGGTGTTCCATCTTCATTAACAAGAGGTAAAGCAGTATTAGAATTTACTTTTATGAAAGAATTCCCACCCATAGTTATAGGATTTACCCAACCTACAGTGAAACTTGTATCAGCAGTAATATTAGTAGGATAATCTGCAATTGTTAGATTAATAATATTGCTTGTAACCGTTGTTGCCGAAGGAAAATATGTTGGGTCAAGAGATTTTCCAAATACTCTTATTACATTTTTTACTGATTCAAAATCTGTAACAATAGATTCTGTCAATGTAACTATGTTCCATACATCATCATCTATAAGGGACGCTTCATCGTGACCACTAGGAATGCTTTGATATTTAAATACCCCATTTACATCAAAGAAGATTTCCTTTGTAGCATCAACATCTCTTAATTGAGCCAATAAATTATAGACTGTATCTCCTATATCTACCTGTATATCATAAGGTAAAGTATAAGGTAATTCTTCCACAATATACTTTTCCACTCCTGCTAATTTCAAAATTTCAATAATAGCATTACGTACATTACTTCCCTGGGGAATAAGTGTAGGCATATCACTAATATATCCATTTCTTACACCTGTTAATTTAGCCATTAAGTCTAAACCTTCAAAAGATAAAGCATTTGTAGAAGCATCATAAGCCCATGTGGGAGTATTAATAATATAAATACCTAAATTAACCCACTGCCATTCCTGTGTTAAGAAATTAAACTCAGAAACAAAAATCTGAATGTACTTATCTAACCAAATTTTTCCACCACTCTTAATCTCAAATTCATTCCTATCATCTACAACTAAGGTAATGTTGCAAGACCTTCGCTGGTCATTATTAGCATCAACATTAATGGTTCCACTTACAACATTACCTGTTATTTCGTCTACAATCTGATAAGAATAATTGAGTAGATTAATTTTTATCTGACGATTTTTAACTCTTTGCTTAGTAACTGTATATAAATCTTGATTTATTATTAAAGCCATATTAATCTACTCCTTTCTTTATTTATTAATTGTAGAAGTATCAACCGATGGTTCAATCAATCCCAGTGACATTAAATCACTTTCTGAATTGGCATCTCCTACCTCTACATACTCAAAGTTTACATCAATTTTACCCATACCCCAGCTACTATTATAACTAGTAGTTGTCTCTCCAATTGGCATAATCAACCATACATTTCCATTCCCTGTTTTTGTTCAACATAATTCGCTACATTATGTCAGCACCATTACGTGCATCTTTATATTTCTATAAAGCACAGACTATATCTTCGTCTTATAATCTTATTTCCTTATAGCTATGATTGCTCTTGACCAAACAATTAATAGCTTTTACTAACTGTTTTAAAGTGGGAATATTTCTATCACTTTTTATTCTTAATATTTTATAACCTTGAGACTTAATAAATTCATCTCTTTTTCTATCTTTTTGTTTATCTTGATGCCAATAATTGCCATCATATTCTATATCAATAGATACACCTTTTTCCTTCACTAAACAATCTAAAGAGCATGAACCACAAGGATAATTAATGAAACATTCTTTATATTTAGTTTTCAACAAATCATATATATTTAATTGTTGACTGGAAATAGGAACTGTACCATTTCTATACAAAGTTTTTCTTATTTTGTTAGGAACTACATTTTTAAAATCAGTAGACTTAGAATAATGGTCTACTCCATATTTCTCCAAAAATGTATTTTTACTTTTGCTTTTTATATCTTCTAATTCAAAAACATTTGAAACTCCATATCTATTTAAATTAGAATCTATAGCTTTCTTAGTTTTACACTGAGTGCAAGCATCTTTTAATGTGGGACTATATCTATTTATATAATTTTGGTATTTTACTTTAATTATTTTCCCACAATAATCACAACGAACATCTACTAAAGATTTTGCTCCTTTAGTTAAATGTTCTACTTTCACTTCAAATTTATCACCTATTTTCGTGTAGATATAACCCAAATCTGTATAATATTGTTTATTTCTTGGATGCCATTTCATTTCAACCATTTGATTATCTATCACCATTTTTTCACCTCCTTCTTTTTATAGTATTGGTCAAGATTATAAGACGTATACCACTTCCACTGCCAATCGCTTGCAGTGTACTCCCTTGCGGGATAGTCGTTGAACCTTCTCCTATTCAGAGCTTGGCGGCTGATTGCCCATTTTAAAGCACTTAGGATTTAACCTTATGCCATCCACATGATTCTTTCTACTTTCGTCACCATCACGCTTAGTCTTATTTCATACTTACGTTGTGGTTCATGTGGCTTTAGGGGTTTCCAGCAATTCAACACATTTATTCATTTTATGTCACCATAAAAGTGGACCTCAGAATTAATCCAATACAATATAGTCAGCTTGATAATCAAAGAAAAATTCTCTAATTTTCAAGTTGAAACCTATACTATCTCCTGCTGGGTGAGTACCTATATAATCTATTTCTCTTAAAGTTTTTCCATCATCTCTAAAAATAACAGACATACAACCAATAACACTGTTATCGTTCTTAGATTTTGATGTAGTATTCGCAAAAGCGTAGTCAATAAAAATCAAACGTTTTTCATTTTCTTTCTTAACCCTATTTCCTAAATCTACATCAGAATATAAATCCAATAAAGTAGGAGGTTTAAAAGCAGTAATAATAGTTTGATTCTTTTTAAACGATTCCAAAGAGAAGAATGCCCCATCGGCTTCTCCTATCATTTCATTCAAATCCTCTGTTTTATGGTCTATTTCACCATCAAATTCTTTAGCATGGTAATAATCCTGCCATGTTTTCAAACCAAACAATATAGCCAAGAATATATTTCCAGCAAAGAAATTATACTTATGTTTTGAAGATATCATACATTGTTGAACTACTTTTTTAAATTCTGTCCAAAACCATTCAATCTTAAATCTTGCAGAAGTAATATAAACTGATTTACATTCCTCCAACCATCGAGACAGTGGTTTTCCATCTTCATCTTGATATTCTGGTAAAGTTAAGAATTTAGCTTGACGTGGATGTGCCATTTTTTGGAAAACACTATCAATTATAGTTTTCTTCAAAAGTCTGCATTCTTCATATATCAACAAAGTTGCACGTTCACCTCTAGCACTATCCAAACAAGGAAGTACTAAAATAGTTGAACTTGTAGGCTTAACTTCCACTTTTATCTCATTATCATTATACGAAAATTTTATATCTTCGTTATCATAATAATATTGTAATACAGGAGAAAGTTTTTTACAAAGTTCATTCTCCATTTTCTTTTCTACCATTTTCTTTGCCTGTGGTATTGTAGAAGAAGTAATAACAACTTCTGCATAAGGATAAAGTAAAGCATGAATTAAAGCACCTAATGCAACAATAAATGTTTTACTCAAACCTCTACTACAAATAGCAAAAAAGGTACTACTTATACCCATCAAATAAAGCATAATATGCTGAAATGGATATAAAGAAATCATTAATCTATGAACAGCATAAAGATTCCAATTTCGTCTATAAAATGTAGCCCATTCTATAATATTTTTTCTTCTCTGCTCATATGGTTTTTTCTGATTTCTTTTTCTCTTTTCTAAATTTTTCCTTTTTCTTTCTTCGATTAATTGAGTTATAGTTGGTTTTATCAACTCAATTTCTTCATTATTTTCTTCTTTCACTTTATACCCTCCTAATCACGTTTCTTTGGAATTAAAGGGTATTCCTTAGTTCCTGCAATCAAATTCTTAACAGCAGAAACAATATACTTAAACCAATCAGATTCAATATTACAAAAATCTTTGTATTTATTCAAATCTTCACATTCAGCCGGGGTAGTGTTCTCAATCTCCCAAATCTGTTTTTCCAGCATTTGTTCTGTAAGTGTTTTTTCCTTCTTCTGAGTAAAATTATCTATTTTCAATGTTTTCATAAGCTTAAGAATAGATTCCTGCTGTTCTTTTCCAGTTTCATCCTTTTCTTTTGCTCTACGATAATCTAACTCAGAAATACATAACTTCCTATACAAACTCTCTTGTGCGGGAGTTAAATTTATATCTTCCGTATAGAAATCCCAACGATACTCAAGATAAGCATAATCATCTTCATCTTGTTCTCCCCAGTCTAAAATAAACTGTTTGAGTTTTTCTTTTCTTAATTTTTCTTGATTAACGTCTACAATAGCTTCTGATTTGTCTACATCAGTTACACCAAAGCTATCCCATTTATCAGTTTTTTTCTTTAATGCCATATAACTTGAAATAAAATTTCCCCAATAGTTATATGTACCAGTTAAAACTTTTTCATCTCTAGCTTTATTTACTTTTTCCATAAGATTGTCATAAACCTTTTCCATAAAAGGTATACCAACCTCACTACAAGTTACCCATAAAGCACTTCTTATATCTTTAAATCTTTTTAAATTATCCTGATACATTACCTTAGTACAAGTCTTACAATAGGGCATTACTCCTGTAACGTGATGTGGATTATCACTTTTATAAAAATCTTCTATAGGATATGGTCTATTGCACTTGATACAATATGAATCAGTTATAGGTCTAATTTTTTTAACAACCGTGGCTATTTTAATCACTTCCATTCTTTTTATTTATGTATTAAAAATAAAATGTCAAAAAATGAAGGTAAAATTAAGTTTGTAATCTTAAGTGGCTCTTTTCCTGACGGAATCTTCATTATACCCACACTCAATTATCAAACTTAATTTTACCTTCACTTTAAAAACTATGTTTAAGGAGAAATTAATCATCTACTTCAACTTCTGTAGGTTGAATAAGTTTCTCATATTTCTGCCTTTTTTTTGCTTTCATTTCTTTTTCCAGCAATTCTTTTCTGGTGCTACCTCTTTTTATCTCTTTCTCAACTTCTCTATTCCTTCTGCCCATACTTAAAGGAACTTCTTTGTTATTGATATATCCCTTTATATATGGAGATGGTCTGAATCTAACCATTACAACTTCTGGAACAGTTTCTAAAGTGTATTCTCTGGTCTGCACATTAAAACTATTCCTAGTATAACTTCCACGCATTTCAGTTTCAAAACTACCTATATTGGTAATACTGAACTTTCCATTGTGTTTTATTTCATCAGCCATCAATTCAACAAAAGCCAAATAGCAAAGTTTAGCCGTTTCAGAAGTTATTTTCTTTCCTTGCTTCTTCACTGAAACGGCTAAACGGTCAGAGATTTCTCTTAAGGTCAACGCATTCGCTTTAGACGCTCCTGTCTTTGCCATAAAAATCTCCAATCTTCACATTAAAATAATAATAATTAAAATTTAT